CTTATCCCATTCTATAGTGAATGTGCCATCTTCATTCAGGTCTACTTTCAGACTGTCTTCCATTTTTCTTTAATTGCTTTCTAATCATTTTAGCATACGTAACCTCTTCTTGGGAATACCATTCAGGATGTTTTTTAAATCTCTTGATAATTTTTTTTGATGCCTTTTTGTCGGATAAATCCACTTTAAGTTTTATTTGGATGTTTTAAGTATTTAACAACTTTGCATTAAAAAACCCTCTTGCGAGGGTTAATTGTATTAAATTCTCTGAATAATCAAGGCGGATGCAGATAAACTAACATTTTTTACCTCTAACTGACTGCGTGCAAACTTAGGTTAGAACCTCCCGACAGATTCTTTTACAGATTGACTGATTATTGTCACATTCTACCAGACATTCATAATACTCGTTGATCAAATTATCAGAAATTTCAGACTTGTTTTCCTCCAGTTTAAAACCTGCTAATTGATTAAACGATATTAGATTGTGCATGATGAACCTCCATGTATTAGATAAGTAAAAGACATAATATAAAAATTTTCAGATCATCGTTCCTCCTGTGTTCTCCCTAATATTTATCACGAATTGCTGACATTTGCAAGTTTCTGAAATAAAAATTTATGCCTAGGATGATGTGCCTACACTCATATAGTTGTGAGAACTTCTTGTTGTTTGAGGTAAAGTTTCATATAACATTTACACATATCTCTCAGTTCATCAGGAGTTAAACCATCAAGATCGCGAGACATCTTTTCATAGGTAAATTGCCTACTTGTAGTTTTTAAAGTAATTTCTTCCGGATCCATGACTTTAACTATAGTTCTCTATTAGTTATATCATTGCCATCTTTTTGTTTTGAGATAATCTAAAACATCATTGCGAACATCCATCAGTTCATGATAACATTTTTGATTACGAGCACAATCACGAAGAGATGCATCAGGTTTAATTACGGATTCAATAAAGATATCAAGTCCGCGATTCCATTTTTCCTGTTTGCTTTCGCAATCTTCAATGCTGTTTTGATCCTTCATCGTTTTTTCTTCAGATTTTTTTCTATGTATGAAACAGCAGATGGATAATTTTTTGAAGTGTGAACGATTGATCCGTTGTTGATAATCACAAACTTTTTTGATTTTGCAAGTGGAACAGCTGCCCAAATACCATCCTTGGTTACATAACCATTCGGATATCCAGGTTTGTTTTCTAAAATGTCTTTATTGGGACAATTGTAGAACTTTTGGTAATCTTTTGATTCACTCATTAGAAGACGGCAGTGACACTTACAACTGTTGCCGTAGGATTACGTGCAAGTGCAGTTTTTCTTGCTTCTTCATAGTTCCGTGCGATGACAATCTCATCAAAGACGGTGCCAGACACATAGAGTTGAACTTTGCACTTCATGGGATGTTCCCCTGATTACTTTTGTATTATAGCAGAGTGGAGCAGGGTTCTACTCCTGGTGTGACAGTTCTACTTCCGGACCACTGAGATGGCAGGTTCACCCTGCTCAAATACGGTGTCAACCACTGCCTGGACGCTCTTGGCAGTGCTGATTCCCACCTTATCAAAGACTGGCACGCAGACCAGTCCAAAGGTCTTCTCAGCACCACCTAGGCGGATCACACGCCCAATACTCTGACTGATTCCAATGTAGTTCATGTTCCGCATGAATAGGACTGCCTCCAGTCCCTTGACATTGATGCCTTCAGACAGAATAGAGTGGTGCATGACAACAAAACGAGTGCTATCCTGACCCCATGCATTCAAAGTCTTGAAGAATTCCTCACGGGAAACCTTCTTACCATTGATGATTGCACCGGTCTTAGATGTAATATACATCCAGTTGTATCCACGCTCATGTAATTGCTGACAAAAATCAGACTGACTTACCATACGCAGAATCTGCTTGGTAGAACGTGCAGCAATCAGAATCTTATTGAGTGAGTTTGCATCAATCGTATCCAACAAATTCTTATCGTCAGATAGTTTGAAATCACCCTGAGGTAGTTGATGAACCACAACCTTAGGAGGAAGGATATAACCTTCTTTGACAAGTTGAGGTGCAGGAACATTACAAATGACCTGACCATAAACCTCAGGATCATTCATTCCTGGTTTGAATACAGACAACGAATGCTTAGGAGTCGCAGTGAAGAAATAGCAACGATCAGAATCGCTACTGAAGAACTCAGTTGCAGGAAAGAAATTACGTTGAACTGAGTTATGTGCCTCATCAAAGTAAATTGTATTCACTTCAATGTCTGCCTCTACAAGACGATGTAGTGAGTGATATGTGGTGAAGATGATGACATTCTCACCGGCAGTCCGTGCAGTATTGGCAAACAAGTGAATCGTGTCTGCTTTGGTAGTGCTGAAATACTCAACATCACCACTATGAACCTGCATCACATGAGTGTGATTAGTATCAATCACTTCAAGAAACTCTTTGCAAAGTTGCTCTGCTAGAAGAATACGAGGTGCTACAACAACAATGGTAGAACCATTATCAATATACTTTTGATTCTCAATAATATCATGTATCATACACATGGTCTTGCCACCACCCGTAGGGATGATGACCTGACCCTTGTCATATGCCAGCATTGCATTCAGTGCTTTCTTCTGATGTGGGCGAAGGGTGACCAAGTGCTGTCCTGTTTGGTATGAATATATTATAGCAGAAAACCACCCCGATTAGGAGGTGGTGTGACAGTTTTGCAACCGGTTTCTATAGTGTCTTAGAGCTTCCTTTTCAACCCGGACAAAGGTAGTCTATAGGGTTTTTATGATTCTGTCAAGCTATTATGTTGAACTTGTTACTGCCTCCCATGCAGAACCATTCCAGAAGTTAAGTTTGTTTGTGGTTGTGTTATACATGATTGCACCTTTGGGAAGGTTGCCATAACCACTCATTAAGTTTCTCTTGGTGCTATTGAATGTGGGGATTGCAAGTGAATCATATCCAGATTGGTTTTGTGTTAATGTTGCAACACCACAGAATACTGTGCCACCTGTGCTAACATTCAGTCTTCTGGATTCATTGTTATAAACGACTGAACCACCAGGAACACCATTAGGTGCAAGAAGTTTCTTGGCAATTTCTGTTCCAAACCCAGATTGAACTGGATTTACATTTTGATTACCACCAGCATTTGAGGACCAGAGATTAGCAACGATGTCTAATTCTTCATTATTAAGTGAAGGCATAACGACATAACTGTTCATCGTGGTGCTTGCCATACCAACATCAAGAACAGATCTTGCAAAGTAAGTATTGATTCCGATTCTAGTTAAATATTTTTTATCGCCTGCATCAGTGGGAACTAGTCCTTGATTAGTTGCTCCATATCCTGCCGCAATAATAGGAGCAGTGGGAACAAATAATCCACTTGAACCAAACATGGCGAAACCATTTTGTGTTTGGAAATTTCCATTTGCAAAATCAGGAACAGTTTGTCCTAATGCAGATGGAATTGTTCTTGGATCAGATATTAATGAACCATCAGTACTAGTGGCAATTCCAAGTTGTGTTGCAGAAATAATTTTTCCAAATGCATAAGAATCTCCAAAAATTGCAGACTCAAAAGCGCCTCCAGATGGGAATCCAGTTTCAGATGCTGTTCCAATCCCTAACTTTCCACCAACAAAAGTATTTCCTAAGAATGTTCCGATGCCACTTCCAACTTGGAAATTGCGACTAACAAGAAGATCATTGAATGTTGAAATACCACTGGTTACACTAATAACAGCACTACTAGAAATTGGTAGGGCACTACCATCACCAAGAGTGAGTTGATTAGCACCTTGTCCTACGGTAAGAATACCTGCAACCTGTCCGTAACCACTTATGAATGTATTTCCACCGACTTCCAGTTCTCGTGTTAATGTAATACCATGACGGTTAACACCTACCTTGCCATCATATGTGGTCTCAAATTTAGTATTATCGTCATATCTAACCTTGAAACTTTCTGTTGTTCCGGCACCAGATCCAGAATGGAGATTGATATTGACTCCACCAAAATCGTAGTTAGAGAGACTCAGTGTTCCGGAGTTGAAACTTAAAACACCACTACTATTACCTGTTCCGACAGATTGTCCGACACTGATTCTAGAAGTATTGCTGGATGTAATAACATCTATTGCTGCATTTGTCGTCTTTCTGATTTCAATATCAGAGGCAGGAGTATCAGAACCAATACCGAGTTTATTATCAACAACCAGTGCGGTTACAGTTGCAGAAGAACCAACAATATTTCCTACTGTAATAGCAGGTGTGCCATCAAGTCCGAATGAAGTTGATGCAAAACCTGCTGTCTGTGCAACACCACTCAGATATCCTGTGACATTACCAGTCACATCACCTGTAATATCTCCAGTAACATTTCCGGTTATATTACCAACAAAACTCGTTGCAGTAATAATACCGGCAGACATTGTAACTGCTGTACCAACTTTAAGTACAGTAAAAGTAGAAATTCCACTATTTACACTACCAGATAAATCTCCGGTTACATCTCCAGTTATATCACCTACAACATTTCCTGTTACATTACCAGTGATATTACCGTCAAAACTTGTTGAAGTCGTGACACCAGTAACAGTTAATCCACCGGCAGTAATTTGTGCATCATCAGTAAAGGTTGCAATGCCGGATACAACTATACCTGTAGAGTTTGTATCAAATTTTGCGGCATTAATTTCTCCGGTTAAGTCCCCAACAAAACTAGTGGCAGTTATGGCACCACCAACATTTAAATCATTTGTTATTTGAACGCTGGAGAAGAATGTGGAGAGTCCAGATGCAAGTATGCTTGAACCAGTTATGATACCAGTAGATTGGAATGAACCAGCAGTTACAATACCTGTAAAGTTTCCCTGTCCGGTTGAATCAATACCAACACCATAAGTTGCCGATGTTGGATCATCACCGACTTGCAATAAAGTTGCGGGATTAGTTGTGCCCAATCCAACATTTATTAATGTAGAAATACCTGCGGTGGTAATAGTCCACCCAGTTCTTGCGACGGCAACAACACCGGATAGTAAACTACCATCACCAATAAATTGTTGTGCTGTTACAATACCAGTTGCATTAAGACTGGTTGCATCTAATACTGTTACTGTTGATGCACCTGATACAAATACGTCTTCAGTGACAAATAAGTCCGCAGTTGATACAATACCACTAACTTTCGCAGTTCCTCTTACATCAAGAAACTCAGTCGGAATAGAGGTGCCAATTCCGACCAGTCCATTTGCATCTACAATAAAGTTGTCGTTATCAACCTGAACACCATTACGAAAATTAAAAGACTTTCTATAATTTGCCATCTACTTGTGCATCTCCATGGAGTTATTTATCTGATAATTTTTGCTCTAGAATTTCAACCTTAGCTGATAATTCCTTAACTGCTTCAATAAGTAGTGCAGTGAGTTTGTCATATTTGACTGCCATATAACCAGTCTCTCTAATAGTAGTGAGTCCGGGAAGTCCAAGAGCAGCAATTTCTTGTGCGATAACACCCGTATCTTCACCTTCATGAACACCACCCTCAATCCAGGTGAATGTATTACCACTGATTGAACGAATCTTGGCAAGAGGTTCTTTAATCGGTGTAATATCTAATTTTAATCTTTCATCAGATGAGAAGAATGCGGTGATGTCATCGGTGACTGTTAATGTTCCGGTGATGGCAGTGTTGCCACCCAATGTTGATGTTGAAGAAACATTTAATGTTCCGTTCAAATCTAAGTTGTCATTAATTTCAACTTCACCAATACTAGAATCGAGTATTAAATTGCCAGATAGTGAGGAGACTGTGCTGCCATCAATTCTAACGTTGTCAATATCTGCTCTGCCATTAACATCAAGAATACTAGCAACCGTTAGATTGCTACTCATATTGACATTGCCATCAAATTGTGATGTGCTATCAACATTCAGAGTGCCATCAACATCCAGATTGTCGGTAATATTAACAGTTCCACCAGCAGAATCAAGTATTAAATTGCCAGATGCAGTGTCAATTTCAGCATTGCCACTTACACCAATTCTAATCTCATCAATGTGTGCCTCGGAGAATGGTAATGATGCGGTGCCAAGATATGCACCCTCATCAGCATCTGGGACGATGCCAGTATTAAATACTGCCTGTCCTGCAAATATTGATGTTGAAGAAACGTTTAATGTTCCGTTCAAATCTAGGTTGTCATTAATTTCAACTTCACCAGAAGCAGAATTGAGGATTAAATCGCCCGTGCTTGTATCAATTGTATTGTCATTGGTGATTGCAATCTGAATATTACCGAAAGTAGCACCCGCACCAGTGATATTATTATCAAAACTTGTATTGCCATCAACATTCAAGTCTCCGCCAACATTCAGGTTTTTACCAATACCAGTACCACCATCAACGATAAGTGCTCCGTTAGTTTTAGTTGTTGATTGTGTTGTGTTTGCAATCTTGACTGGACCTTTTGCCGTTAAATTATCTTTAAAGGTAACTTCTTCATTAAATGTGACTGGACCATCAAATTGTGAAAGAATCTGTCCCGAATCTCCACCTTCAACCACAAGATTATTTTTGACGATAACTTCATCAAAAACTACACTGAGACTAGATGGATCTTCGCCAGTAACTGTTGAAACTGGAATGTCATAAGTTTTTTCTTCGCCTGTTGAAGATGATGTTCTTCTGTTTCCAATATAAAAATCACCCTTGTTATTCATACCCGTATAAACAACAATACCACCCCTTCTTTCCTGCGCCTGAGAGAGGAATTCTTCGGTCTCTGTGAGTGTTCTGTCCTGAACTTGTGGAAGACCCGTTGAGTAGTTACCAGGACCATATCCAAGATATTCAAATGTATGACCGGATGCACGAATGATAGATGGTCTGCGGAATTCAATCGCGATTGGATTTACTTTATTCAGTAAAGAACCAGAATCATGAGTAGAGATTCCTGTGCCTAATGCTCCTCGTGCTACAGTTATTTCATTGCTACCAGTACCAGTGATGGTATCAGTTACAACTCTCATAATCTCTTCATCAACCTGAAGGTATGAACCGAGAGGGAATCTCTTAGTGGTTGCAATACCAGAATAAGGTGAAGCTACTTGTAACTTAGTATCGCCATTGAATCCACCAAGTGTTAGAGACTCGGAATCAAATAGAGACACGCCACGAGCATCAATGTTCTCTTCACTTTGATCGGATATGCCATCATTTGATGACATGCCATGCTTGAGAACATATTGTGCCGACAGACTTGAATTGGTGGTAGCAGTAAATGTATTAACACCAACTCTAGACTTAACCAGATAATCTCCAAGATTGTTATTGCTACTATCAAGAACTCTGAACCTACTTCCTGCAACTAATCCGTGAGGGGTAGAGCAGTTAAATTGTTGAACTCCTGTGGTAGAGTTATATGAATTGGATGAAACTTTTCCTGTTGGAGCAACAATATAAACATATTGCCCAGGAATACTTTCAGGGTCTCCTGCTGTTTTTGCAATAGAAACTTTATCTTTGGCAGGAATACCAGAAGTTCTATAAAGACCAAATGCAGTTGTTCCGATACCAGTAACCTGAACAACGGCACCATCAGTTGCAGAAAGACTACTAGCAGATAATCCTCTTTGAGCAACGGTGATTGTTGCATTAGCAGATCCACCAATTACTGAGGTGTCAAAAAATAATGTGGCACCAGATTGATAACCAGAACCGGGTGATTGAATATCCATGCTGACAACAGCACCACCAGATACACCGACGATGGCAGTGGCACCATTCCAACTGGATAGTCCAACCTCATTAAAGAGTTTTACATTATAGTGTGTGCCATTTGTATGACCAGAACCACCAGTAATTGCACCCTCATGAGTCACAATTCCCGATAAACCATGATTTCTAGTGAATGTTAGTGTGGCAATACCTGCAACAACACTCAAATCCGACTCGGCAGATACTTCTAGATGCTTTCTGAACTTCTTATTGAACGAGTCAGTAGATTCTTTTGTGATACTCTTCTTGAGATCATTAGTTTGAACTTCCCCAAGTGGTTCTCTCAGTGCAAATGACTTGGCAGATTGTGGATTATCATTGACATTATCTCTATCTAACTGAGGATAGAGGTCAACAACATTTTGATTATATTCATAATTTGTAAATTCTGACGGAACACTGAGGTTTGCATTTAGTGCATACAGATGATAGATTCCGTCCTGAACATCTTGAATATAGTCAGTAATGATTTCATTTCTATAAACGAAAAGTTTATTCTGTAAATCATTTACCTCATATCTCGGTAGAGACGTTGTTCTACTAGTTAAATCATTTGTTAATGCAGGTCCAAGAGATGCACCTGTTTCATAGGTGAACTCCATATCATTAGGAATTGATACAACGGTAAATGTTCCGTTATATCCACTATTAGCAGTGCCAACAGTATTAGATGTATCTTGTATATTTTTGGTAATGATTACATCACCAACAGATACGTTATGTGGCAGTTCAGATCTAACAGTTACTGTTCCGCCAGAGAATGTGCAACTACCAATGAATCTTGAATTTTTATTGAAATCGTAATCATCTATTGTAATGGACGAGAGAGATGCATCGGCATCAGTTCTTAGTCCAGTTGTGCTAGATTCTTGAAGAATGAATCCACTTTCTGGATTCTTTCCATTAGAAATCTCTTTTGGAATTACTACTCTAAGTTTGTAAATCTTTTCATCAAGACTTCTAGTATCTGATATTCTCTTTAAGAATGAAACTTCTGTTCTTGAATCTAAACCATTATTAGTCTGAACACCAACTTGAGTCAGAGCATTATAAATGTCACTGCCTGCATTGGTATTAATATACCATTGCTTAACTCCTACAGTAGAGTCATACTGAACCGGATGACCAATGTCTCCTGCATCTTTATCAGATACTCTACTCAAAATTACAAGGTTTGTTCCACCATAAACGGTAATTGGAGTTCCATTAACAGATGCTGCATAGGAAGATGCCAATTTAATATTGTTATTATCTCCACTATCAATTACATAGTAAGTTCTTTCTGGAGTAAGGTTTTCTGGTAAGTCGGCATCATCACTCTTAATGATAATTTTCTCACCGGTTGATAAATTATGAGCACCAATGGTAAATTCATTTGATGTTGGACCTGATATTACTCTATATTCTTTAACACTACTTGTTTCCTCATCACTCATCAAAATGCTTGCTTCACTTATGCCATAACCTGTGACGGCACTGAAGTCTACATTTAATACATCTCCTACTTTTGCACCAACTCTAAAACCTTGAGTGAGAATTGATGGTTTGATGTCTGCTTCTGTGAAACCAAAGAGATATAGTCTTTTGTTATTTGCAACAGATGTTGTGACACCAACATCAATTGTTTGCCAGTCAATATTCTCCTCTAAACTTGTAATTGCTCTAGGAGCAATGATATTAGTGATAAATCCTTTGTTGTCTTTTGCAAATGCTTCTTTCTTAAATCCTGCGGATATAAGAGCTAATTGTCCAAAGTTTGAGTTTGAGTTGGTGATAGATGCATCACCACCAGTATCGGCAAAGAAATGTTGGTTAAATCCAATAGCAAAAACAGAAACAATCTGAAGGATTGCATCATTTACCATTGAAATATGTGCAGTCTCCCAGTCCTTTCTATAGACGGCACCTGAATCTAGATGATAAACAGTGCTGGCATTAGTGGACGATGATTGTGTGGATAATGCAGAACCAGTTACTTTATTAACACCAATACCTTCATATGTTCTATTTGACTTGCTATACTTTACAAAGGCACGATCATCTTTTTGAAGACTGACTCCGGTGAATTGAGCCACAACCATTGAACGGAAACCGGATGCCTTAGCACCATCGGCTTTCATTCCATTCATGCCAAAAACAGAACGCAGAGAGATATTAAAGATATATGGTGATGCACCAGTTACAGTATCAGTTTCAATCGTTACAGTGGCACTTGATGTATTACCAGGTGTCTCTAAATTCTTTCTAAAATCTGGAAGTAAGTATGTGAATACTTTTGGATTATCTGTAGAAACACTCTGAACTTTTGTTGAAATATTATAGTCGTCAGGACTAACTCCTTTAATTTTTATCGGAGTTCCTGCCTGTAATTCATGATCGGTTGCCGTGGTTACAGTAACCACACTCGTAGGAGTTCCGCCCGAACCAGATACAATAGCACTAATGTCTAGTGGGTCAGATGCAAAAGCACCAACAATTTCCCATTCAGGTCTTTGCTTCTCAAATCCTTGTGGGTTGGCAGGATATTTTTGATCAATAATTCTACCCGATGCCTGATTATATGCATTACCAAGTTTTGCATAATACATGTCAAGGTCAGTGAGATTATAACCACTGACATTATTAACACCATCGGCATACTCAAAACAAGTAAGTTTGTGGTGTGAGAATGTTGGTTTGGATCTATTATCTACTGAGAAATCAACGGGGTCAGTATATACTACACCTGCATCATCTCCATCAAAGAAGGAGAACTGCCAAAAATAACATGTGCCAGTAATTCTAAAGATTGCCGAATCAGCAACTGCTAAATCTGTAGGATTGGGAACATATTTTGGGCGAATCTTGGTCTTTCTTAAGTCAAGACCAACAACGGATGTTCCTCTGGGGATAACAATACCACCATAAACACTATTAAACTTATAAAGAATATTATCTTCTTGATTAATATCAAAATTAGAATCAAGTTGTAAATTTAAAGTATCAGATGCCGCAGTTTCTCCACCACCAGGAGAAATTACTTTTGCAACTCCGCCATCATTTTTTACTGCAAATCCAGGTCTATTATCAACTTCATGAATTCCGGGCATGAGAAGGATACTGGTCTTCTCTACTAAATCATTACTATTTCCTTGTACATAAGAAAATCTTGCAGATTCTAAAAGTGCTCTTTGAAGAGTTTTGAATGGTTGAGCAAGAGAATTGCCCTGGTTATTAATACTATCAGTTGCATCCAAATCCGATGGACTTACATATAAGATTCGACCTTCAGTATTCTTGATGAAATTATCTAGTTTATTCAGAGGCATGGGATTATTTTACTGCTGAAATATTTCTATATTCTATTTAGTTACCTTTATTAATTGATTTTTTTCTCTTACGCACTAAGGGTTTGGCATACAACACCATTTCCGGATCAATGTGCTTATCAATAATTTTTAGAACATTCATAAACTCGTTTATGGTTTCGCATTCTACTAGTCTTGTATCGCCTTCATTACCGAGTACAATGACGGTTCTTTTGCAAACATCAATTAAAATGTTGCTAACATTTTCAGTCCCCATATGAATATATCCATATCTGGCATTATATAGCTGTTGATAGTCCAGTTATTGCAGATATTGTAGTTGCTTCGGAAGTTGCTCTTGCAGCAACATCACTCCTAATATTTTTACATCCCCAGTTTTGTAGTTCTTTCTCAGATTTTTTATTCTTAACAGTATTAAGATTACCTCTAAGTGCTCCTATTCCATTTCTAAGCACATTAATATCATCATATAGGGAAGAAATTTGATCTCTTATTTGAGCACATGTTAAACTACCACTGACTGGTGTCCCAGTTCCGCTCAAATCAAGTCTACCATTTGTAGAAATTCCTGGTCCGCTTCCATCCGTTTTAATTCCAGTCACAGATCCGGCACTATTTTTATAAATGGACGGTTCTGCAACGTTCTCGTATCCAAATCCTGCATATTGTGATGTTGATCCACTTAATGCTATTGTAGTATCGGGATCAAATGGATTTTCTACTCCATAATCAACATCAGGACCTGCCATTTTGGTGTATATTTTGATAGTTTCTGTATCTTCATTTATAGTGAATATTGTAACTATACCAACACCCAACGATGAGTTGCAAAAATTAACTGCACCAGTTGAAGTAATTCCTGCCGTTAATGATAAAGCAACTATTTGCCTTTTCTTATCATCAATCTGAGTTAAAATACCAATAACTTTATTGTCTACATCTGCACAAAATTCTTGTAATACTTTTGCTTCCTCTTCAATTTGTGCCTCTCTTTCACCAATCACTCCACCATCTTTTAATCCACTATCAACAGTTTCTTTATTTTGACTCCAAGTTCCATCAGAGTTTTCTGTGACAGTTATCTTTTCTATTTTATCGGGAGCATTATATTCCGATTGATTTACATATACATTATCTAATTGGTTCTGATCTCTATTCAGAATTTCAAGTGCCCTATTCTTCAAACTTTCATTCATGATTCTAATTCCGTAATTCTATTTTTCAGTTCTTCAATTTGTTCTTGTTGTTCTTTGACTGCTCCAATTAACATAGCAGTAAGTTTGGAGTAGTTAATACCCTTCCATTGTTTATCGTAAAGTGTCCCCTCTTTTACAACTTCGGGAATGATGTC